TTACATGAGTGTTATATTAGGTGGAACACAACCAACCGATATTAGTGTAATACAAAATGGTTGGAATAATAAATCATATAGCATAACTAATTATTGCTATACAGCCGGCGGTTGTTCTATATCGGTCACACAAGGAAATTAAATGTCAAACGAATGTCCTAAAGATATGATATGCTTTACTGAAGAAGAATGGTCAAACTTTGTTACTGACTATGAATTAGAAATCATTGACGAAGTAGGAAGCATTTCTCCAGAATCAACAGGAGATGCACAAGCAGTAGCCGATTTTACCTGGCAAGTATTATTCCTAACTCCATGGGAATTAGCTTATATAGCATTACCAATGAGTGTGTTAGCGTTTTATGGCTTAAGTATATACGCCATTTTTAAATATATCCAAAAAAGATTTTCATGAAATTTCTAACTTCGATCTGGACTAGTATTGCACTTTGTATTGTACTTTTTTCTTTTCGTGTTATAGATTTACCACTTATTGAACAAACTAGACTAAACACCTTCGATCAATATATCAAAAGCTTACCCGACAAGGAATCCAATGTGATTATGCTTTCGATTGACGAAGCTACTTTAGAAAAGCTTGGTCAATATCCTTTTCCAAGACATACCTATGCGCAAATGATTTCTGATTTAAGAAATGCAAATGCTGGTATGATAGCGTTTACTATTATGTTTCCTGAACCAGATAGATTTGGTGGAGATGAAGTATTCGCTTCTTGGATAAAGGATAATGGTATTATATTATCTCAGCAAGCAGACGCTCGCGGGCGATCGGACGCGGCCCCGTACGTGGGCACGGCCACGCTCGGCGAGGGCGACGCGTACGACTTTGTTCCTAAATATGAAGGGTTAATTACTAATATACCTGATTTAGAATTAGAAGCATGGGGCGTAGGATTAATAAACGGTAAGCAAGAAGTAGACAATATAACAAGAAGAATTCCCTTATTGTCCCAAGTAAACGGACAGTTATATCCATCTATGCCCTTAGAAATCATAAGGGTGTTACAAGATAAAAAGTCATATAGCTTAAAAGCAAACTATACCGGAATCGAAAATGTTATGATTCCACCATACGATCCTATCAAAACAGAATATGATTCTAGTATATGGCTAAACACAAACTATAACCATGAAGAATATATTTACGGAAATGATTTATCAGATCTTGGTGGTAAAACCGTTATTGTTGGTTTATCTGCTTCTGGATTATCCGCACAGATACCTACTCCTCAGGGTCTATTTCCAGCCCATAAAATTCAAGCCAGTGCCCTGCAAACTGTGATGGATGGTGATTCGATTTCTCGTCCTGGTTGGACGGAACTGGCGGAACTCCTGGTAATTCTAGTTGGATCTCTGATAATTGTTCTTTCGATTTATCGTCTTGGCGTTTTTTATTCGCTTGTAGCCTTCTTCGGCGTTGTTGCTGGATCATCAGCCTCCGCTTGGTTCTTCTGGAATGAGTCACGTATTCTCCTTGATATTAGTTATCCATTCATCGTATATATAACAGTTTTTGCCTCAGCATCATTTAATAATTTTTATAAACAGTTTAAATTAAGACAACAGATAAAAGGTCAGTTTGGAACTTATCTATCCCCAGATCTTGTAAACCAATTAATTAAAAATCCAGAGCTTATGAAGCTAGGTGGTGATAGAAAAGAAATGACTTTCTTGTTTATGGATATATGTGGATTTACTCCTATATCAGAACACTATAAAGAGAATGATGACCCAGAAGGATTAGTAGAATTAATTAATGAGTTTCTGGATAAGATGACTAAGATTATTTTAGAAAATGGTGGAACCATAGATAAGTACATGGGCGACTGCATAATGGCATTTTGGAATGCTCCTTTGCCCTGTAATAACCATGCTGAAATGGCAGTTAAGTCAGCAATTGAAATCGAAGAAGAAGTAAATGAACTTAAAAGAATCTACGAAGACAGGGGTCTTCCTGATATTCGCGTTGGTACTGGTATCAATACCGGTACTTGCATTGTTGGTAACATGGGTAGTGAATCCAGATTTGACTATTCGGTTATTGGAGATGCAGTCAACCTTGCCGCTAGGCTCGAGGCCACCGCTTCTCGGGGTAAATATCTAGATTACCCAACCATCATATCTAAAGCAACCGTCGACCAGATTGGTTCTGGATATGCGTTCTCTGATATTGGTAAAATAAAGGTGAAAGGAAAAGAAGAAGAGATCCAGATATATCACCCTAGAAAATTATACTGATCTCCCGAGCTAAGACCTCTAATATACTTATACGTTTTCATCAAATTAAAAACACGAGTTTCGTAATTTTTCGTCACAATTACGTGAATTTTTGTATCTTTTTTGCAAATAGGGGGTTTACAAACACATCAGAATGAGGTATAATATCCCTATAAAAAATAAAAAGGAGTTATTATGAATGTTATATTTGATGTCGATGGTACTTTATTTAACATAGAGCATAGAAGGCATTTTGTTTCCAATGGAAATAACGATTGGGAATCTTTCTTAGATCCTGCACAAATGGAAAAAGATACCCCAAACTGGCCTGTGGTCGAAATAGCTAGAAAGATACAGCAAGATGTAGAATTGGTGGTTGTTTCTGCTAGAAACGAAAGACATAGAGAAGTTACCCAAAAACAATTAGAAGCCTGTGGTTTACACCCAGCTCATTTATTTTTAAGACCAGATGGTGACTTTAGATCTGATAAAGAATTCAAACAAGAAGTTTTAGACTCATTAAGAAATAACGGATGGGAGCCAAACTTAGTATTCGATGACAGAAACCAAGTCGTTGAAATGTGGAGAGCAAACGGTGTTCCTTGTTTTCAGGTAGCAGATGGCGACTTTTAATATATTCGATAGAGAGAAAAAACAAAATATCGAGATAGAACTAACCCTCGAGGAACTGGACTTATTCTTCGGTTCCGACGAGGATTGGTTTAAGATGTGCGACCTAGTAGAAAAAAGAACAGGTATTAAGATCTTAGGAAATGACCTAATATCGTTAGATGGGAGACCAGTACACTGACGAAAGTTCACGAAATTGTGACGAAAAAAAGGTTTACAAACCCTCTAAACTACGGTATAATACACACATAATATTTAAAAATAAGGAGTTAAATATGCAAAAATTAGTTATTCAAACCCAATACCGTGAAAACTACGGTGCCCACGACTGGGATGGTAAAGGCGAATGCCCACAATATTGGAAGTTTAAAGGTGGTTCTACTTACGTAGTTCCTAACTTTAAGGACTTCTCTAATGTCACCGATATGGTTGCAACTCTTACCGACCTTATTACTTACAAGAACGAAGGTTCTGAAGAGTATATCCTAGATTGGGAAATCGTAAACCAAAATAAAAAGGTTTGCGAAGATTGGGAAACACCTGTACAAATTTCACAGGTCGACGATAAATTTGTCGCTCTTAGAATTAGTGACAATCGTGGCGAATATGGTTGGATGAGATCCGAGATATTCGAAAAAACTGAATCTTGGACTATGCTTCCTGATTCAGAAAGAGAAGATTACTCTGTATCTTTTCTCATGGAAGATGGAGACATCGTAGATGGAGAAGAAGGTCTTAGAGAATGGTTCGGAATAAAGGAGGTGGCGTAATGAGACATTCTAAAAATTACGTAATGACAGCCCACGTTGAAAGTGCTGGTGATATGCTTGAATTAGAAACTATTCGTAAAGCAGTTAAAATAATCAATAAAGAAAATGAGAGGTTAGAAGAGCGCATGCTCTATGGGAGTACGAACCAGATTGTTAAATATCCTAGGTTCTATGTTAAGTGCCAAGGACGTGGCCCTAGAGTTCTTCCTTCACTTCGTGATGGTAGAGGCGGTCGTGGGTATGATAGTTTCCTTCCCCTTCGTCACGCCACTCATATGGATGTATACATTTACGAGAGATAATTATGTTTATAGCAGAATTTTTAACACTAAAAGAAAAATCTAACTATAATGTTAGAATCAATTTCTTTGAATATCTACAGGGAAAGATCGACCCTATAGGTTTAGTGGAAGACCTAGCGGTCAAATACGATCAAGATTTTACAAATGAATTCTATTACAAAGGAGTTAAAATATGGATTTAAATGAAATGAAAACAAAGCTTCAAGAACTTGAAAAACTTAAGGATGAAGCAGATCTTTTGGTTAGTCAAGTAAATGACACAACCAGGGATATTAAATACATGGATATGCCAACCACTATCTGCATAGCTATTGAGGGCTTAGCCGAAGAAAAAGGTATTGATGTATCATATGAAGTAGATGAAGTCCGCGAAGCAGTAAATAAATTAGAATCAGCAATCTATAATTTAGTCGAGCCTTTCGAAGACAAAGCTAATGATTTAGAAACTGAGTATGACGAACTTGAGATGGACATAGAAGATGTGGAGGTTTGGAGTGCCGCTTAAAGAGTTTAATTTTCGTAACGATGGTATTCAATACCTTTACGAGTTTCCTGAGCAACACCTAGAGGTTTCTGTTATTTTAACCCCATACAGCTATGGTGGCGAAAAGGGATATTATGAAATAGGTCTTTTCTTACACAATGAACTATACTATAATAATAATATTACTGGATCTGACGCTGTAAAAGGATGGCTTACTTGGGAAGAAGTTCAAAATATTTTGAAAAAAATTGAAAAAGGGGGTTTACAACCATCTGAAGATGTGGTATAATATCCCCTATATTCAAAAATTATTAAGGAGTTAATATGAATAGATTAGATTTAATCAAACAATCGGCACTAAAAGCCAAAGCTAAAAAACTAAACACAACAGTCGAAGAATTGGAATTCCAAGAATCAATTCGTAAACTCGACGAACGCAAAGCAGCTAAAAAAGAAGAAATGCGTCTTCACAAAAAATTAACAGCTGCTACCAAAAAAGCTGGTCATCAATCAGCAGGTTCTTTAGATTGTTTTAAAGAAGAAAATATGTATTATTCAGATAAAGATACCGCTAGATTTCTAGAAGGTTCATCTTACATGGATGCTTATTATGCAAATAAATCAGCGGATGGTGAATGGTAATGAGAGTATTATTAGCAAACTATGGTGATGTTAGAATATTCTACGATAGACCATTTGGATATAAAAGGTATCACGTCAATTGGGGAAATGGTCAAGAGACTATGTTCTCCGGATTGTGGTACAGAGAAAAAACCATTTTAAAAATGGTGGAGGATAAACTTGATGGGTGAATTTGATTATAGAGTTGAGAGACAAAGACTTCTATTAGAAGCAGAGGAATGGGCAAAAGGTGTAAACACTTTACACGCTCATAGCTTAACGTCGATGTGGTATGAAACAGAAGCTAGTAAAGCTGACATTGAAGAAAATGGTCCTGTGATAGATACAATCTACAACGACGGAAAAATCGTTCGACAAAGAAATGGTAAGACTATCCTTATTCTTGGAGACCAGCTCACTGGTGATAAACTTGTCGATAAATATTTAACAATGAATGCATAAGGGGGGTTTACAAAGCTTAAAAACTTTGATATAATATATATTATGGGAACTACAAATTTTTACATGGGTTCATTAAGATATGGACCAACTGGAAAGAAAAGAAAAAATCATGCTGCAAATCCAGTTAGAAAAAAAAGAGCAGAGTTTAAGCCTATGAAGATCGATCCGATTAGGCAAAAGGCAGCCATAGAAGCTGCAGCAGAAAGAGAAAAGCAAAAAGAAGAATTCTTAGCTCGTCTTTCTAAAATGAAGTCAGATATTACAGCAAAGAAAGAATCGCTGCAATATACTGGAGAAAGAAAATTAATTGGTATTGCTACAATGCACAAATCAAATGCAGTACCTATCTTCGAAGATAATAAGGACCATGCAAAAGAAATTGCACGTATGCGAAGATAAACCAGTTTGGGGTACGTCCGTCTTTAACTCCTTATCAACCCGGACCTCTGCCCCTTTTTAATTATGGCAAAACCTAAAATAAATAAACTACGAGTTTCAATGCGGAAAAACCGCGTTACGCTAGATCAGAAGATGATGGGTCCAGAACCTATCTTTACTGAAGATCAAAAAGAAGCATGTTTAAAAGAACAAGAAGATGGAACAGTTGGATCTCTTTGGTCTCATGCCTCAGGTTGGTACAATTACTTTTTCGATAATAAAGATTACATTCCTTTTGCAGTAGATTATCTTAAAGATGTAGAAGGTTGGGATGATAATAAAATAAAGATCTTTTGCAGACTGCCAGATTATAAAATTAGAAGGATCGGAAACATCGCGGTTATCTGGTCACGAGGTTATCCATACGCTCCAGCAGTTATAGAAAAATATCACAACATCGCTAACGAGTTATACAAAATAGCAGAAGAACTCGAAGAAGAAAGAGTAGAAGCAGTAAAAGAAAAACCTAAATTACCTAGTATTCAGGAAAGAACAAAAGCTAAGGTATTAGATAGCATCTATTCTGATTGGGATGAATACGTGGTAGAAGAATGGATTGAAGAGAATTATAAAGTTAAGTTTGATTGTTTCTCTTTATTTAAAACACACGGATTAAAAGGAAATGCTATTCCTATCTTTAAAGATATGATTGAAGCAGACTATATTGTTTTAAAAGATGCTTACGAAAATACCTGCGATCAAGCAAAAGAAGCTTATAGCCATATCACAAAAGGTAATAAGAAGAAAATGCTGAACGTATACGACAATGTTTTTTCTGACCTAGATAAACTTAAAGATAGCTTTAAAGCGACGCGTAAGGCGCGTGTACGTGCTCCTAAGAGCAATGATAAGCAAGTAGCTAAGCTAAACTATATGAAAGAAAGTATAGAAGCTAAGCTTACATCTATCGATCCTGTATTGATACCAGGTAAAAATAAACTATGGATGTACAATATTAAACAAGGTAAACTAACAGAATTCTTTACAGATAGCGGAGCTGGTTTTGAAGTATCTGGTTCTACATTAAAAAACTTTGATCCTAAACTTAGCAAAGTTACTAAGCTTAGAAAGCCAGATGAGATACTTCCACAGATTTTAAACAAATCAGAATTCCAAATAAAGAAAATATGGAAAGGATTAACAACAAAGATTTATGAACCAACAGGCCGAATCAATAAGGACTGTATTTTAATGCGAGTAATATAATGGAGATACTAAAAGAAAAGATAATGACTAAAAAAAGGTTTTCAACAGCTGTTGAAGAGTTAGTGGCAAATCAGAATATGAGTTATATAGATGCTATGACTTATATCATTTCACAAAGAGGAATGGATTATGGTAATATTAAAAAACTATTATCTGATTCCCTAAAAGAAAAATTAGAAGCAGAAGCTTCTGGGCTAAATCTTATCAGAGGATCGAAAGGTAATAAACTACCTATATGAATAGATTTTGGACTATATGGAAACACGCTTTAGGTTCATACAGTGAAGAAGATGGATTCGATCCTAGGAATGATAACCCTATTGCAATAATAAGAACATTAATATTATTAGTTAATATTGTTTGTGCAGGATTTATCATGGCAAACATAATACATAATTGGTAAACTATGGATCCATTTGAATCTTATAAACTTTATAATGCTTTAAAATTACACTTTGAACAAGAGTCGTATGACGCTATAAAGTATAATTTTAAAACAAATATAAAGCCACAATCATTTTTTGCTAGAAAAGATAAATACTTTTTTGCAAAGTTAGCTAAGAACTATAAAGGTAATTTAATGGATTACTATGTAGCTAATTTTAAGAATGGTGTTTCTTATGTTGGTGATATGATTAATGAAGAAGGTGAATCTAATTATACAAAGCATAAAAAGATTATGGAATCGCTCACACGTGAGTTTGAAAAAGATATAAATAAATTAGTTGATATGGATATAGAGTTTGATAAGTTTTTTATAACTGAACAAACCCATCCATTGATAATAAAGCTATTGATGAGAGAAGAGGTACATATTGAAACAGTAATTATTCTCGATGCAATGCTAGGGTTTATGGAACGTGAATCTAAGAAAATAACTGAGACAATTATTTGGCCAGATATTTCGAGGAAGATCAAGAAGTATTCCCCATTTGTTAAATTCGATCATGTCAAATGTTTACATATTGTCAAGAAAGGGTTTACAAACGCCGCATAATGTGGTATAATATAAGGTCTATATTATGAGTAAAGTGGATAATTCAGAAAATACGAGATACGGAGGAAAATACAAATGTCATTTCAAAATCTGAAGAGCAATCGAGGCTCGTCTATCGACAAACTCGTAAAAGCTGCAGAAGCAGTATCAACCCCAAAGACTGAACAAACTTCATACGAAGATAACAGGATTTGGAAACCAACCAGAGATAAAGCAGGAAACGGTTATGCCGTGATTCGATTCTTACCTGCCAAAGAAGGTGAAGATCTTCCTTGGGTAAGATATTGGGACCACGGATTCAAAGGTCCTAATGGTCAATGGTATATTGAAAACTCATTAACGTCTATTGGACAACCTGATCCAGTTTCAGAGTCTAACTCTATTCTTTGGAATACCGGTCGTGATGAAGATAAAGCGTTAGCAAGAGAAAGGAAAAGAAGGCTACATTACGTAAGTAATATACTAGTTATTTCCGATCCTGAAAATCCTCAGAATGAAGGTAAAGTGTTCTTATACAAATTTGGTAAAAGAATTTTTGACAAAGTCATGGATGCTATGCAACCAAATTTTGCTGATGAACAACCAGTAAATCCTTATGACTTCTGGGAAGGCGCTGACTTTAAAATTAAAATCAGAAAAGTAGATGGTTGGGTTAACTATGATAAATCAGAGTTCTCACCAGTCTCAGCTTTATATGGTGGCGATGAAGGTCAATTAGAAGAAGTTTATAATCAGTTATATTCTCTTTCAGAGTTTACTGATCCTAAATTCTATAAGTCTTACGCTGAACTAAAAGCGAAATTAAATAAAGTACTTGGTGTAAGTGCAGGTGTTGAAGCAGTAGAATCTATTATGGATTCAGCTCCAACTCAAGCAGCTCCTACAATGACAACTGCAGAGGCAGAGTCATTTGGTCAACCTGCTGAACCAGAAGATGATGATACATTAAGCTACTTTAATAAATTAGCAGCAGCCGAATAATAATTTCGGAAATAGAAAAGGGAGCTTCGGCTCCCTTTTTTTTATCTAGATGTTACTGATCCTAGAATACCAGATGCTCTTGTGAGTGGAGCTTGGATTGTTGTAACTGATGTTGTGGTTGTAGTAGTATTACCTTGTCTTGTCACATTCGTGACTATAGCATCGCCACTACTTTGATTTGCTTTTTCTAGTGCATTATCAAATGATTGTGTATTCATTAGTTCAGCATCAAACTCTGGTGAAGATTCTAGCATTTGATCAAACTGTGGATCCGGTTGTAATCCTTCATCGAATGTCATCGCCTCGGATTCTTTAGCTTTTTCAATTGCTGCTTCAGCAGCTTTAACTTCTAATTCTGCTTTCTTTTTCGCAGCATTATCTGTAGCCATTTCTGGTATTTTCGGAAGACTTATTTCAAATCCTAGGAATTTACCAAACTTCTCGACCAATCCCATAATAAAGTTAACTATCTTTCCTACGGTATTTACTACATGTGCAAATGCATCTTTCATGTGTGCTAATCCTAACATAAGTACATCAAAGATAGATGTAAAGCCCATTGCATCTCTTATCTTGGCTAAAGCAACAGCTATTAATCCAAATACAGCTGCTATAGCTAGTATTGGTAATAAAATTGGTGCCATTGCTACTAGGATTGGTGTAACTGCGGCAATCATACCGGTAAACATAGAAATCATTCCAGGAATAAATGTTCCCATCATAAAGATTCTAAATCCTCTTGCTATTTTATTTAGAGTTGTTGTTAAAACAATAACCGGTTTAGAACTCATTATATTTCTGAACATGTTTAAGATTCCAGGAATAAATGTCTTCATCATAAAGACTTGGAATACTTTAACTGCTTTTATAATACTAGCTATAAAACCAACTACTTTCGGTAAGAGTGCTAATGCAACGCCCGATAGTAGCTGCCACGAATCGCCTAAACCTTCCATAGCTCCTTCGAAGTCACCAGTAATAATACCTTTAATAAAATCTATAACTCCACCAACTTGGTCAATTATGGTCTCCACTATAGATTGAAAAGATTCTGGGTCTATGAAGAGTAATGCTAAACCAGCTAAACCAGCTAATATCCCCGCACCCGCGAGTGCGCCCGAAATCGCTTCGCCTATTCCTTCGGCTGTCTTCTGTGTAGCATCAGCTATCTGGAATAATCGTGAGTTAGCTAACTCATTCATCTTTTGTGCTTCTCTTCGATTTTCTTCCGATTCTGCACCAGCTTTAATTTCTTCTAGCTGCTTCATTGCAAGATCTTGCGCTTGCATATCGCCGGATTCTATAGCTTCTTTTAAAGCTTGACTACTTTCTTCAAACTGTTGTTGTAGTAAAGTAGCATTTGCCCTTCCAGCTTCATCTAATCCACTAAACGATCCATTTAAACTTTTTAATTGATTTTGTAACTCGAGTTGTGCGGTTGAATCCGCCTCAAGTAATTGGGTGTTTCTTTTATTCTCTTCAATTAGGGTTCCAAGAGAACGAACAACCGGGTCATTTTCTAATTTTTTACTTTGGGCTTCAAGAGCATTATCAACATTTTTAATAATGTCTTCTGTTTCTTCTAAACGACCGGCGATAAGATCTGCGTTATTTGGATCTTTTTCTAATGCAAATCTAACACTATCTAAAGATCTGGATAAAGAATTAGCAAGAGTAGTTTGCCCACGATTCATAGCCTCGTCGATTTTCTTCTGTGCTTCGGCTAATTTTATTTGGGTTTCTTGTCTCTTAACCTGTTTCTCAGCAACCTCTTTCTGCTTATTTAAGATTTTATCAGATGTAGATTTCTCAGGTCTTCCTTTCGGATTTTCTGGTTTCTTCTTATCGTCGTCTGCCATTTAAGTTTCCTTATTTTCCGAATGCTTTACCAGCTTCGCTAATACCAAAACAACCTAATGTGACTACAACAAAAGATGTGTATATCGTATCAGAAATATCTAATGGTTTTCCATCCATTGCTGTAATTAAATCGAATATACCAAATGCAACCATCATTGAAAAAGATATAAATCCAACAATAGCTTTTTCATTAACGTCGTTATCATCTAGGAATATATCAAGTACTCTTCTTTTTTTCTTAGGCGCGATAGATTTTTTCTGTGCCTCAGCATCAGCTTTCATCCTAGCAATTTCTTTTTCTTTTTCGTGTAGATTATTAATTAATTGATCGTACTTCTCTAAATCAATCTCTACCTCGTTTCTACTATCTACTTCGCTCATCTTCTCATTTTCCTTTTCTGTTCTTCAAGTCTTTCATTTTCCTTTCTGATATGTTCCTGCAAGAGAGAAACATATATCTCCCTCTCCCACGGTATCATATTTTCTAGTTCTGTTAAACTATAGTTATGATGTTGCATCATTGCAAAATTCAACTTGTAATGGTTTACAAGTGAATCATGCGAGAGGGCTAGGTAAAAAAACTTTGAAGTCCTTTTAATTCTACCTTTTGCTCTTCTTTACATTGTACGCATTTATAATCTATGGTATGTTCTACTGTTGGCATTTTAGAAAAGAATTCAGATACTTTAGAAAATTGTGTTGAACTTAGACTTTCATAAAATTTGTTTATGTTTTCTCTAGATTCATTTTTGCAATCGTATACTTCTTCTTCATCAAATATGCTTTCAGTACAATCAACAATCATATCAAATACGTTTGTAACCTTTTCCATATCAGCTTCCTGATATTTCTCGGCTATCGATAAAGATGGAAAGTTAAATGTCACACCAATCTTATCATCTAAATGTATTACATTTGTTTCTGGCATTTCAGAAACTGTTATTTCATCTAAATCAATTTCGACGGGTGTCACGCCTCTACATTCTTCATCATGTTGACATTTCATTTTTAAATCAACTAATTCACCTACACTCTTAGCTCTAAGCTGTAAGAACATATATTCAAAATCAAATAAAGTTAATTTATCTAAATTAATATCACTTTGCACGCAATCTTTAATTACGCTTTTTAAAGCTCTAAACGTTTGCTTTTGATCTTTCGATTCCATTGCAATCATTAGAACCTTTTCTTCTTTCACTGTATAAGGTCGAAACTCAACCTCTTTACCAGTAGACGGAATCTTTGTTAAATAAGTTGCCGTCTTCAATTGTGGCAATGCCATAATATTATCCTCTCATTAAGTTAAAAAATCAATCCCAGATCTTAATGCTGAACCAGTAGAACTAAGTGGGCCTTCTGGTTTGTATTTATCATAAGCCCATGTCACTGTTATTTCCTGCATTGTATTTTCTGAGTTATTATCTAATTCAACAGACGAAATACCTTTTGGAAAACATTTTTCCAATTTAACTCCATAAACCGGAATGTTCTTCTGGTTTAACTGCTGAATCACTACATCAACCGCATAGTCTTCTTTAAATCCTACACGGTAAAGTTCTGTATCAAAAACACTAGACATCCAAGTCTCAAACATATTTTTAATATAGTAATCATTAGTTAGATGAAATGTCATACTAACTTCTTCATCAATAAATGTTTGTGGGTAGTTATTCAATTGCCTAGCTCTCTGATCTTCAAAAGTAGCTATTGTTCTAGCGGGAAGATTAGTTTTTTTGCAAAGAATAGATATATCCCTCGGATCATTTACTAAATTCTGTACACTAAATCCACCGGAGATAATTGATCCTACAATATTCTCTGCATTTAGATTTAGAAGAGAAACAGCTGGTGGAGCAAAGATAACTTGAAATCTATTTGCTGGTGCTAAACCGCCTTTCTTTCCAATAGTCGATTTTATAGCTTCTACACTCATTAGCTTCTCCTAGCAATTTTGGCCGATTCTGTCCAAACTGCCTGTTTTCCTTTTTTCTTAAATTGTTCTGTCGGTAAGAATATAGCTATTTCCCAATCTGCCATTGGTACTCTAGATATTCTAGATTCTATATGTGATGTTAAATAATGTTTAAAACAAGGTTTAAACTCTTTAAATTTTCTAACTCCTTTTAGTAGTTTATACCTTGCACGTATTCTACTTTTATCTGTTATTTTAGCTGGTGCTGTTGCCATTAATTCATCTAAAAATAAAGCTCTTGTTTTGTAATTTAAATAATGTAAATTTAATCCGTAAAAACCACCCTTTGCAGGTTCCAACATAATAGTCAATGGAAACCTATCGTAATAAGGTAATATGTCTTTAAACTTTGGATCGTAAAAATACATATACATATTTCCAGCAAGTGTTCTTCCTACTTTATCTAATGCGTCATCTTTTAAAACCTTTTCACGACTAACAGTTCCTAGCTCTCTTACTTTTTTCTGGAACCATTTTTTGCTATCGTTCGTTCGCGTTTGTATTCCTGCACGGAATGCCTGAGACGCTAGTGTATCAAATAAACTTGCCATAATACTATTTATACTAACTCTTCAGTAGTTTTATACCTAAATTCTTTAAAGTATCTTCTGTCCAAACTTGGAATTTCCACCCTTTAGAATCAGCGTACTCCGAAGCTGCTTCCCATTTATTTTGATTTTTAACATAGGTTAGTACTTCTTTTAAATACTTTTTGGACTTTCTTTTCGGTTTTTTTGGTGGGGTTGTTTCTTTTTTAGGCTTAATTTCTACTAGATAAGTATCGCCATTCTCCATTTGTACTAATAAATCTACAAAGTAGCGATGCAATCTTTTATCTACTTCGTACTTATATGGTATAACAACCTCTTCACTATTCCATAATTTTACTTTAGGATTATCTTCGCACCATTTAAAGCATTGTCTTTCCCATAAAGATCGATACACGACCGCGTTCGCGTCGCCCGCGTACTTTTCTTTCTTTTTAATTTTATATTTACCTTTGTAACTCATATAAATAAACCTATAAACAAATTAATAGTACTACTATTTATACAGGTAAAATATGGCAGAAAAGACAAAAATAATCACCTTTCCCAGAAGCTTAAGATCAATGATAGATGATGGATTGCCACATGTATGTTTTTCTCTTACAGGTAAAGCTGCAAAAGAAATAACAGAGGAGTTAGAAAGAATACATCTTTTTATTCCTGCAGGATTCCAAGTATCGGATGGTGCAAACTTTAATGGAATAGAATTAGGTCTGGTTTCAGCTGCAGAAAAAATTTCAAAATCAGATAAAAAAGCTGCAGATGTTTTTGATGGTACAGATAAAACCGTAATGGCTTTAAAAGCAATTGAAGGTGTAACTGGTGATGCAGGAGGGGCTTCCGCAGCAGCAGCAATGAAAGAAGGTGTTGCTTTTAATCCACAAACAGCACTAGCATTCGAAGGAGTTAATCTAAGAACATTTGCTTTTGGATTTAGTCTAGTTCCGGAATCAGCTGAAGAAGCAGAAGATGCAAGGCGTATAGAAAACTTCTTTCGAAAGTATATGTACCCAGAATCAACCACAGGATTTTCATTAAAATATCCCCCTAAATTTAAGATTCAGTTTTTCGTCGGAGAAAAAGAAAATCCATTTTATCCAATGATTCATGATTGTTATTTAGCTGGAGTAGAATCAACATTTAATCCAGATAGTAATGCATTTTTCATAGATGGACAACCAACCGCAGTCGATATAAGTTTAAGCTTTAGTGAAGCTAAAATGCTTACACGAACAGATTTATATAAAACAAGTTCTGGAACTAAAGATCCACAGTATGATTATAGTAGACCAGGATCTGCAGGAGCATAAGCATGGCATTTTTTCAGCAATTTCCAAAAGTAGAATACGATTTTAACCGTCAAGGTGTGATTAATAATATGGTAGACATTTATAGAAGTGTTCGACCATTGCAAAATTTTATAGATAATACTGCAGCATATACCTATTACCAAGTAAGAAACGGAGAAAGACCAGATATAGTTTCAAGACAATTATATGGTAATCAAAATTTTTATTGGACATTCTTTATTGTTAACGATTTTTTACATGATGGATTACAAACGTGGCCGATGTCACAAGAAGATTTATTTACGTATATTGAAAGAGAGTATGAAGGTTATGCAATTACCACCAGTCCAACTATAACAAGAAACACAGATGGTCTTATTATAGCACATGAAAATTCATTAGCAGGTAAAACCCCAACAGGAACTACAGGATTATTTCAGTTAGGAGAAACAATTCAAGGTGGAACATCTGGAGCAACAGGTACTCTGGTTAAAAAAGACCTAGACTTAAATCAATTAATTGTTCAGGATGTAACCGGTGCATTTCTCGGTGATCCAACTACACTTCCTACAAACACAACTGAAAGAATAACAGGACTGACTTCCGGAGATTTTGTAGACTCTTTCCAAGCCTATAAGTACGCAGAGGCACCACATCATTGGTTTGTTGAAGGGGATAAAGAAGAAAAACCTGTTACAAATGCTGCATATATCGTTGGCGGTGTTCCAACTAGTGATTTAGATTTTAAATCCAACCGTGCAGTTGTAGAAGAAATCAACGATGAAAGATCTAGAATTAGAGTTATAGCTCCAGCCTATATCGAGCAATTTGCAGAACAATTTGAGAATATATTAAATGCCTAGAACATCCAGAGTTATTGGAGACATTTCTGTTAATCCAGAAGCCTTTAGCATTACACATGTAAAAATAGAGGCGGATCATTTTTTGTTTATCGACATAAAAGATTTAGTTCAGCAAGTCCAAATATATGAAGATATAAACAAACCATTTTTGGAAGTTGTTATTTCTATTCGTGACTCTACCAACTTTTTAGAATTTAGTAAGTTAAATGGTCATGAAGAAGTAAAATTAAGAATTCAAAGACAAGCCGGTGGAGAAGAAAAAGATTCAAAAGAAAAGTTTGAACTTAAATTAAACATTGCAGAAATATTTAACTACATTCGAGAAGAACCTGGTATTCAATATTACAAATTAAGATGTGTATCTCCACACCTTTATAATAGTCAAACAAAAGCCTTACGAAGAAGTTTTGAAGGATCAATTGGAAAGTTAGTAAAAGATATTTGTGATAAAGATTTAAAAATAGAAAACTTTAAGATTAATACAGATACACAAGAAGTAATTAAAGGGATATATCCAACTCTCAGACCAATACACGCTATAAACTGGCTGTTAAGAAATGCATACGATAACGGAACTCCTTATTATTTCTATGAAACTACCCAAGATGGAATACAATTTAACTCATTAGAAAATTTAATGAATGAGGATGTTTTTAGAGAATATGAATTTAAACCATTTTATGAATTTGAAATGGGTTCAAAAGAAGCCTATGACGAACAAGCTAGAAGAATAAACGTATTTGGTTCTGAATTAGGAATGTCTAAATTAGAAGGAATGGCAAACGGTTCTTACGCTTCTACTTTACATACTTTGGATATAGCTAAGAAAGAATATAAAAAAGATTTTTTTAATTATGATAGTTCTAATCCAAAGAAGATTAATAAAAATAAACCATTTACAGATAGAACAAAATTTGCAGATAGAAAGTTATCTGACTTAAAAGAAGGTAAACACTATTTTGTTTCTAGGAATACCAGCGCTTATCCATCCCACAAAAATTACCACGAACCAAATCATATTACTTTAATGAAAGCACAATCACATTTAAGCACTATGAATTTTATGACACACAATTTTTCAATAGCTGGTGATTTTAGAATGACAGTTGGTAAGAAAGTAAAATTAAAAATAATAAAAGCTTCTGATATGATAGAACAAGATAATCCAACTGTTCCTTTAGATAAGTTTATTGGAGATAATTATTTAGTAACTTCTGTAACGCATATAATCGGGCCAGAAAATTATACTATGCAATTAAAAGTACAGAAAGATTCTGTTGAAAAAGAAATAGAGATAGGAAGTTAATGTTAAGACAAGATGATCAATTTGTAGGTGGCCAATTCGATTGGTTTATAGGAGTAGTAGAAGATACTAACGATCCTAAAAAATTAAATAGAGTTAAAGTACGCTGCTTTGGCTATCACACAGACGATAAATCAGAAGTTAGCACAGAAGATTTACCTTTTGCAACAGTAATGATGCCGGCTACTTCTCCAAGTGTAGAAGGTATAGGGCAAAATCACCAGCTGTTATCTGGATCGTGGGTAGTTGGATTCTTTCGTGATGGACCAAGTGCACAAGATCCGATTATACTTGGAAGTATTATGTCTTTCACAGAGACAGCAAGAGATAGTTCATTAGGATTTTCTGGAACGTTTGGAAACAA